GTGCGGCTGATGCAGAGGCCGGTGGCGCGCTCGGAGACGTAGCCGCAGAAGCCGGTGCTTCCGATGTTGAATGCGGCGTAGGCGGTTTCGAGTACGGCTTGGTCGTTGGTCATTGGTGTTCCTCCTGTTGGGTGGGTGGGTGAGGGGCGCGGGGCCCCTCGGTTAGGCGGCGATCCAGAATGATGCGATGAAGCCCTCGTAGCGGCAGGACTCGGTGACGGAGTCGATTGTCTCCTGATTTTGCCCGTCGTGGACAATCATAACCGCATCGCTGCCGTCGATGTCGGCGCGGTATACGTGATAGCCAGTCTGGTTGCTGGCGTACGGGCCGCTCTGCTCCCTATAGGTGCGGCCCTCTCCGCCGATACTTTCGTCGAGAGCCTTGGCAAATTCCAGCGCGGTCCCTGCGAAGATTTTGCCGTTGAAGTCGGCGCTATCGCCCCAGATGTAGCCAGAGTAATTGTCGATCAGAATATAGCGTGCCATGTGCGTCTCTCCCTTGTTGATGTCCCTTCATCCCATGCCTTGCAGAAACTTGCAAGCGTCATGTTGCAGAAAAGTGCAAGAAAAATATCTGACGCCAGGGAAGGCCGGTGAGCCTGGTCTATCGGCCTGTGCTTGGGGCTTTGGGAATTACCATTAACCGCTAGCAGCCACTAGACATGCCATGTCCCGGAAAAGAATCGCGAGGAACCCTACTAAACACTAGACTTCTCTTATAATAGGGGTTTTTTTTTATTTATAAGTACACCTTCTTCCCCCTCTCTTTCTGGGTGGGAGAGAGTGTATCTGCGTTTGTCCCGGAAATTAAATAGTTTTAATGTTTTCTTCTTAAAGATCAAAGACTTAGCACTGCTGAATTACTTATTTCTATGTCCCGGCAAAGGATTCATGGCGAGAATCGCCAGAAACGACCCACCAGCAGCTTTCATGGTGCCTGAGCCACCACCCTAGCGGACACACGCTAGAACCGGCTCCACGGCCTTCCTATGAGCACTGGCGAGGCATTGCACAAGCATAACCCCACCCAAAGCAAAAGCCCCCGGAGTCATCCGAGGGCCTCTGAAAGTTGCCGTTGCGTTATATGACGCTAGGTAACGTCGGCTGTCTTCTTGGAAGTTGTGCTTTCTCGTTTGTGCCACTTTGAGTGGTGGTCGAGGGTCCAGCCTTCATCTGGCAAGAATTGTATGAGCGCAGTGTACTGGTTGCCCTCAGGGTCAAGTACAAGCAATTTAGCGGTTGGTTTTGGAACGGCTCGATAGAAGAACCCAATGATCTGGATTTGATAACCTTCTCCGGTTGCCCAATGCGCGGCTTGTTGAATGTCCAAAAACATGCACCTAATGTTATAGATTGCGGACATGGCAACATTACCACATTCATCTTCCTCGATCTTCATCCTATCTCTCCTTTACGGGGCAAACCATGCCATCCGGGGGCGACCCCTCTTCCCCTCGGTGGTGTTCCGGCACTCAATCCCATGATCGGCCACAAGAGTGTCAATCACGGCCTTCCGGTCTATCGGCTTCATGCCCTTATAGCCTCGGATCGCAGCAGCAAGCTCAGGCTCTGATATGCCCTTCAAGCCTGATCCTTGTATCTTTTCATAGACTTGCTTGCAAGTTTTCTCGAATGCGCCGTCCGCCATCTTCCGCTTGAGGCCATCAACAGCGCGGTGAGCATAGAACCTGGCGTAGTCAATTGCCCACTTCATGCTTTCCCGGCTCACATCTCGCTCGTTGCAACTCACCGCCACGATGAGGGCAAGCCGCATGGCAATCTCTTTCGTGCGGCCAAACATGGCATCCAACCCGAATCGGTCATGCGCGTTCATGGCCTCAATCATCTCGGCGTCGAAGTTGACGATCATCTCGGCGCATTCGGGCGCAAAGTTCATCAGGATCGGTGACGGCGGCGTCTCGTGGCTGTCGGCATCAACATTCCCAGACTTGGCACTGGCGCATCCCTTGGCCCATTCAATGAGCCGTTCAGCTGGCTGGATCATCCGCCGCATTTGCGAGACCTGCCGCCCGATTGGGCTTTCCACGATGAGGAAGCGGCCCAGGAACCCGTCGAGAACAGATTGCGAAGATATGCCATCAAAGAGGGTTGAAGGCGTGGTCATGGTCAAAAGCGTCAGTGACGGGTTGCGGACGAAGCGGTCTAACTCTTTGGCATCCTGTTTTCGCAATCCGAACTTGCTCATTCCGTGGCCTCGCAGGATGCTATCTTGCCGCCCGAACGCCTCCATGATGGTAGTCTGTGCATCTGCCTTGTGATGGTTCCCTTGCGCCTTGGTCGATTGAAGAACGCGGCCCAGTTCGTCGATGACGGCAATGTGGCAGGGCTGATCGATCAGAGATGAAATGACACCTGAGGCAGACGAATAACCGGCAGGTCCGATCAGGCGTTCAAGCCCTGCCGCTTCGAGCAGCTTCTCAATGACGGTCTTGGCGTGTTCCTTCCCTGCGGATGAAACGGCCACGTTCAGAAAGTACAGGCTCGAATAGTTGCGCTGGTCCGTCATCCATCGACGCCCCATTACAACGCTGCCGAAAGCAAGAGCCGCTTGCACGGCAAACTGCGGTTGAGCGCGAGCAGCTGTTGCGTTGTAATATGTCACGACATCGTGAAGGATGCCAGGAACCGTAAGTAGATGCGGGGGGATAACAGACAAGGGATCGTTAGGTGGCGCAGCACGGCGGATCTTGCTGATGTTGTTCGCTACATCACCGCCGTGCGAGATGTATTCATCGTCATCCGGTCCGTATTTATAGACAGGATTGTTGCTGATGTTGAGATAATCCGCAGCCGCCTTGATGGCCTCACGCATATTTCCGGCGTGCTCGAACTGGAGGTACAATTCAAAGCAATCGAAGGCGTGTTCGTTGCCGAAGGGGTCGCTGCCGTGATGACTAAATGCCGTGTTGTTGTCGAAGACGTTGCAACCGGCCAACTTGGTCCCGCTGTTCGGGCTTAGATACCGATTCGGTGCGGTGCGCTTGTAGCCATACTTGACCAGCAACTCTCCGATATTGTGCGCCGCATTATAGGCATCGATCACCGATGTGCCGGGATTAGGTGCTCGAATCCGAACCGGGGCCTGATACTCAGGCCGAACCTTCCACGGGCATAGGTCCATCATTTGCGGGCGGAACTTGTCCCACTCATCCCACATGACTTGCAACTGCTTCGGCAGGATCGGAATCTGATCGAACGGCAATCCCTCCCACACATAGGGCTGCATCGTGTCGGGGTGGATCGACGGCGGGAGAACGTCTTGCACGGCACCACCGCGAAGCTCGAAGACGGTCGTGTTGCCCCTGCCATCCTTGTTCGGCCATGCGATGGAATGGCGGGATAGGTCATCCCGATGGGCGCGGAAGATCAGCTTGCCTCGCCCCTCCCGGCCCCGGATTCTAGCGGTCGATGCCATCAAGGCGTCTAGATCGAGACCCAGCCCCTCGAAGATGATCCGCGTCCATTCCATGTGGTCGATGTCAATGGCGCATGTGCCGGTCCATTGATGGATCAGGCCGACGTTCCAAGTCGGATTTTTGAAGTAGAAGTCGATGGCACCCTGGCCGGTGAGCGCCTTGTCCTTCTGGTTCCAGCCGTAGGATGTCGGCCCCTTCTGCCCTGCCGGGATCGGGACAAGATACCAGCCGAGTTCTGTGTACTGCTTGATGCTCGCTATGATGGTCATGTTAAGGACGGCACTCCATGAAAGATTGAATTATTTCTGCCGCGACTTGCGGGACAATCGCGTTGCCATAGGCGCGCAGTCGTCCCACGCGGGCGGAAGCCCCATGAGCCAGCGGGAATGTGCCGGATTCAACTGGCCTCCACTTTCCATCCCGGCAGTGGAGCCAGTCAGCATCTCGCCAGTGGCCGTTAGTCGGGCTGGGCCTGCCATAGCTGCAAAATCCTGTAGGTTCGACTGACGGCCGGCCTCCTTCCGAGCTATTACCTTGTCCGGGTCTTGATAAGCATTCTTCACATTGCTCGCGTTCGGCGTCGGCCAGCCCGACCTCGCCGCTGCCATATTCAGCGTCATGTTCTTGGCCATTGGGTCGTATTCTATCCCCCGCGCCGCATCCGTAACTGTCGGCGTCGGCCAGCCCGCTTGCCACACTACGCGCCCCAGCAACGCATTCTCCGGCACGTTCCGGCACTCCTGCCCATCCTTCCAATCCCGCGTCGTTGGCGTCGGCCATCCGCTCTCCAACAAACCAGAGGCGCTGGCGGATGTGCGGGGCACCGATGCCCGCAGCGCACAGATCTGCCGCCCCGAAGGCGTAGCCCGATGCTTCCATGTCAGACTGTACAGTGTCGAGCCAGCCGAGGCCGTCCTTGCTCGCAACCTGCTCTCCAAAGACGACTGGAGGGCGGCACTCGCTGATGAGCCTGTAGAACTCGGGCCAGAGGTGGCGCTCATCGGCAAATCCGGCTCCTTTTCCGGCGGCGCTGAATGGCTGGCAAGGGCAGGAGCCAGTCCAGACGGGCCGGTCGTCGGGCCATCCTGCGAGACGGAGGGCGTAGGACCAGACGCCGATCCCGGCGAAGAAGTGGCACTGCGTGAACTTGCCAAGATCGTCGGCTCGAACATCGACAATTGAACGTCCGTCAACTTCTCCATCTGCAATCAATCCTTGCTTGATGAGGTTTCGCAGCCATTCGACTGCATAAGGCTCATGTTCGTTATAGTAGGCGGTCACCGCTGCTTCTCGCCAAAAAACTCCGTGAGCAGCTTGATCGTCTCGTATCGAGCACCGGGAGCACCATCTCGAATGGCCTTGATCGTGTTGTAGGAAAGGCCGGTGGCCTTGACGATTTCGGGAATGTCAACCCCGGTAAGGCGGGCACGAATCTCTTCGATGGATAGCATGGTCAGTCTCCTGTTTGATGATTGCAATTTTTTCTATTGCACGCATTTCAGAAATATGCAATAAGCCATTCCGTTGAGAGAAAAGGAGGCTGACAATGAGCAGCAACATCACGGGCCTTTGCGGGGCCTGGCTTGAAGCCAAACGCCGCGAAGACGAAGCCATCGAGGCGCGTCGAAAGATCGAGCAAGACATCACCGAAGCACTGGACGCCAAGACCGAAGGCGCGATCACGCACAAGGTCGAGCCGTATCGGGTGACGCTCACTCAGCCGATCTATCGCAAGATCGATCTGGCAGTCTGGGAGACCGTCAAGCACGACATGCCCGCCGAAGCTTGGCCGATCAAGACCAAGATCGAGGTGGACGATGCCGGATGCAAGTGGCTTTTCAAGGAGCGGCCCGATCTCTGGGCCATCGCTGCTAAGGCAATCACGGCCACGCCGGGAAAGATCGGCGTGAAGGTGGTGGCTGATGAGTAAGGACATCTACGGAGCAGCAGACGCATTGCAGTATGCCCGAGACCACTTGGTCATTGCGAAGACGGACAAGGTGAATCGCGACCACCATGTGCGGTGCGCTATTGAGAACCTGCGAGAGGCTATGAGGATACTCGGAGTTAAGGAGGCCGAAACGAATGGCAATTGATCTAAAGAAACTGGAGCGCCCGAAAGGGCAACGGCCCATCATCGCAACGGTGTTCGGTGAAGGCGGCATGGGCAAATCAACCTTGGCTGCGATGTTCCCGAGGCCGGTGTTCATCCGCACGGAGGACGGCACGGCTTCGCTTGCTGGCAACGACGAGGTGATGCTTTTCCCGCTGGTCTCATCGAGCCAGGAAGTGCTTGACCAGATCGAAGCACTGGCAACGCAGGAGCATGACTTCAAGACGGTGGTGATTGATAGCATCACGCAGCTTGCCACGCTTATCGAGCATGAGATTGTTGCAGCCGATCCCAAGGCTAAGAGCATCAACCAAGCCGGTGGCGGTTACGGGGCGGGCTATAACACCGCCGCCGAGAAGCACCGGCAGGTGCGGGAATGGGCTGGCGCACTGGCCTACGAACGCGGGATGAACGTGGTTTTTATCGGCCACGCTGACACCGAGACGCTTGATCTGCCAGACTTCGATCCGTTTGCAAGATACACGGTGCGGATGCACAAGAAGTCATTGCCGCATTACACCGACAACGTAGACCTCGTGGGCCTGATCCGGCTCAAGACATACGTTCGCGGCGACGGCGACAAAAAGCGGGCGATCAGCACAGGCGACCGGGAGATCATCTGCTTCCCGCAAGCCTCGAGCGTGACGAAGAACCGTTTCAACATCACCCAGCCACTGCCGTTCACATTCGAGAGCGGCAACCCTTTTGAAGCTTTTGTAGCAAAGTAGGAGAAGAGAATGAGACTGAATGGATTCGATGCGAATGTCGTGGAGCCGAGTGCGCCACGCGAAACGATCCCGGCTGGCAAGTACAAGGCCGTGATCACCAAGAGCGAGGAGCGCCCTACCAAGGCACAGACCGGCTCGATGCTGGTGCTCACCTGCCAGATCATCGAGGGGCCGCATCAAGGCGTAAGCCTGATGGACCGGCTCAACCTCAACAACCCGAACAAGACGGCAGAAGAGATTGCCCAGCGCACGCTCTCGGCCATCTGCCGGTCCGTTGGTGTGATGATGCCGAATGAGAGTTCTGACCTCCACGACAAGCCGATGATGATCACGGTTAAGGTCAAGCCCGCCGAGGGGAACTATCAGCCATCGAACGAGATCGCCGGATACGAGCCGTGCGAAGGCGGCACACCGGCGGCGGCACCTGCTGCGGCAACGCCACCCTGGAAGAAGAAGTAGCGCAGCATATTAAAGAGCGGGGCGGCTCTCACGGGTCGCCCCTATTACAAGGGAGGATCACATGACCACCGACACCTATGCAATCGAACGCCTGATGAAGCAGCAGCTAGACGGCAACTTCTGGAGCTTTGATGTTGAAGGCCGGATCGTCTGGAATGATGTTGCGGTTGACTTCATCCCGCAGTTCAAACGTTACACATGGACGGACGGCGAGGAAGATCGGCCCAAGGCGCAAATCGTTCGCCGCGATTGGTCGATGGAGGATTTTCAGCGGATGGAGAAGCTGCGGATCAAGGGCCGGTCATGGAAAGACATTGCCAGGAACTTCGGAGCAAGCGACACGGCCACGAGCGACTATTACAAGCGCGTCATTGCCCAGCAAGATGCGAACATGACTAAGGAAGTCACGATCAGGCGAATGAAGATCGTCAAGTGGCTGCATGATCAAGCCACACCAGTGAAAACCATTTGCCTGTTGATGGGCTACGAGCGAAGGTTGGTTGAGAGCGTGACAGGGAGGGAATAAGAATGAAACTAGACATGACATCGCCAATCGTAAAGGCAATCTACCAGCGATACGAAGAGAACCGCCGCAACGCACACAGGCCGCATCTTGGCGGGTCGCAGATCGGGAGCATCTGTTCTCGCGCGCTTTGGTATCAATTCCGGTGGACCTATACCGAGAAGCACGAAGGCCGCATCTTGCGTCTCTTCGAGACGGGAGAGCGCGAGGAACTGCGAGTGATCCAGAACCTTCGAGCCGCCGGTTGCACCGTCTGGGATCGTGATCCTGCAACAGGTCAGCAGTTCCGATATACGGCAGTTGGCGGGCATTTCGCGTTGAGCCTGGACGGAGTGGTCGAGGGCTTGCCGGAAAGCGCCAAGGTCCACACGCTCGAAGTGAAGACCATGAGCGAGAAGTATTTCAAGGTGCTGTGTAACCTCGGAATCGAGAAGGCGAAGCCGATCTATTATGCACAGTGCCAGATCGGAATGCACCTGAGCGGGCTGGATCGCTGCTTGTTCATTTCGGTCAACAAGAACACCGATGAGATTTATGCCGAGCGGTTGAAGGTCGATCATGCCTTTGCAGAGGGGCTTATCGAGAAGGCCAGAACGATCATATCGACCGAACGGCCACCGCTTGGCATCAGTAACGATCCGGCATGGTTCGAATGTAAGTTCTGTCCATATCATTCGATCTGCCACGGAGATGGCGCTGCGGAACTGAACTGCCGCACATGCGCCTTCTCGACGGCAGAGACAGAAGGCTGGTCATGCGCCAGGCACAAGAAGGCCCTCGATGAGATCGACCAGCGCAGCGGCTGCGGTGATCACATATACAATCCGGCGCTGGTGAAACTGCCCGTACATGACAGCGGCGAGGACTGGATCGACTACATCAACGAAGACGGCGAGATCGTGCGGAACAAGGGCAGGGAGTTCAGCACATGCTAGAACTCCGCCCCTATCAACGCGCCGCCATTGATGGCCTGTACAATTATTGGTCAGACAAGAATGGCGACAACCCCATTATCGTCGCTCCGACTGGCTCAGGGAAAAGCCTTATCATCGCGCACCTGATCAAGGATGCGATGACTTATCCCGGCACGCGCGTTCTGATCTTGACGCATGTCAAGGAGTTGCTGGAGCAGAATGCCAGCGAATTGATCGCGCTTTATCCCGAGGCAGATGTCGGCTTCTACAGTGCCAGTCTTAAGAAGAAAGTTCTGCGGAAGCCGATCACGTTTGCGGGCATTCAGTCGATCCACAAGAAGGCCTATCAGATGGTGCCAGCGCCTGATCTGGTGATCGTAGACGAGGCGCACCTGATCCCGAAGACAGACGGCACACGCTACAACAAGTTCCTCTCCGACCTTCGCATATGCAATCCGGGCGTGAAAGTGGTTGGCCTCACGGCTACACCATACCGGCTCGATAGTGGCTGGCTGCACGAAGGCGACAACGCGATCTTCGACGGCATTGCATACGACATCCCGGTTGCCGATCTCATGGAGCAAGGCTTCCTGGCCCCGGTGATTAGCAAGAGCGGCGTCAAGACCATTGACCTATCGAACGTCGGCAAACGCGGCGGGGAGTATATCGAGAGCGAACTAGCCAAGGCTGCATCTGATCCGGAATTGGTAACAGAAACAGTTGCAGAAATCGTGCGCTATGGTGCGGAACGCAAGGCGTGGCTGGTCTTCGCTTGCGGTGTCAATCACGCCGAGTTGCTCCGTGCCGAGTTCGAGACGCATGGCATTGAGGCGGATGTCGTGACTGGTTCCGATGGCATGACTGCACGCGCCGAGAAGATCGAACGGTTCCGGCGTGGCGGAAGCAAGTGTTTGATCAATGTCAACGTCTTGACCACCGGCTTCAATGTCCCGCATGTCGATCTTGTGGCAATCGTGAGAGCCACCGAAAGCACAGGCCTGTACATTCAGATAGTCGGGCGCGGCACACGCATTGCGCCGGGGAAAGACAACTGTCTGGTGCTGGACTACGGCGACAACGTGATGCGCCACGGCTTCATTGATCAGATCAAGCCGAAGATCAAAGGCCGCACCGAAAACGGAGAAGCGCCCGTCAAGAAATGCCCTGAATGTTTGACTGTCAATCATGCCGCCGTTAGAGTATGCATTGAGTGCGGCCACGAATTTCCGCCTCCTCAGTTCAACCACGGAACGAAGGCATATTCTGGGGCGATGATCTCCACACAGGTAGAAGCCGAATGGGTTGACGTTAATGATGTGGGATATTCGCGCTGGCGCAAGGAAGGCAAGCCAGACAGCATTCGCGTCACCTATTATTGCGGCCTGATCAAGGTCTCCGAGTGGCTATGCCCTGACCACGGAGGTTATGCTGCGGAGCGATACCAGAAGCGGATGCCATCGCTAGGAGCGTCTGCCATGACCACCGAAGACGCCATGCTTGAGTGCGACCATTGGATCAAGCCGCGCAGGATAAAGGTGAAGCCGAATGACAAGTTCCACGACATTGTACAACTCGACTATAGCCAGCCCAAGCGGCTCACCGCCGAAGAGTTGGCAGAACTACAAGAGCCGCTGTTCTGATTGCGTGAGCCTGTACGATGCTCGATATTGCACTCATTGGCGTGACGTTGTACCTGATGAGGTACAGAAAGAAGGCTGCGATGCGTTCAACGGTTTCCCTCCCTTCTGAGCATGACGAGCAAGCCGGATTCGTTCAATGGTTCCGATCCAAGTGGCCTCGTGTATTGATATTTGCAATACCGAATGGTGGCAAGCGCAACATCTCGACGGCAAAGAAGCTGAAGGCCGAAGGCGTTGTTCCTGGCGTGCCAGACTTATTTATTCCGGCATGGGGAATCTGGATCGAGATGAAGCGCCAGAAAGGCGGGCGCACTTCATCGGATCAGGACGACATGATTTCATACTTGGAAAGCATCGGCCATCGCGTTATTGTTGGCTATGGCGCAACCGATGCCAGCGACAAGCTGCTGTCACTTCTGAATATGGGAGGGGCGGCAACTAAAGGAGGATAGCCACCGCCCCTAGCATCCGGGAGCGAGCAGACCGGATGCTTGCGTTAACGATTGATTGAGAATTCTAGTCTAGGCTTGCCATAGTTTCAAGGAGGAACGTCATGGCGAAATATGAATACGATGCCACACAAGAAGAGTGGCTTCATGGTGATCCGGGCGTGCTGTCCGGTTCAGTGGCCGCTGCTGATCAGCGGTATGCCAAGTCTACCCAGGTCAGGGAGAGCTGCGCCCCTCGGCTCTCCCTGATCGACTGGCTGATCTGCGGCCCAATCATGGTCGGTCTTGGCTTCTTGATGGGAGTTTACTGGCCGTGATGAGGTATCTTATTTTGATCGCCGCGATGACGGCTGGAAGTGTCTTGGCACATGCTTCGGATGCCACTCGATTGGTTACATCGGAGGCGAGACGGCAAGGCGTGCCGGTCGGATTCGCCTTGAAGATGGCAAAGATCGAGAGCGGTATTCGATGCCACAACCACAACAAGCGAAGCAGTGCATCAGGCCCATTGCAGGTGCTTCGCGGCACTGCGCGGGCTATGGGCTATCGTGGCGACATCCGGCGTGCTTCATGCGCTACGCAGACGCATTACGGGATGAAGCATCTGGCTATGTGCTGGCGCGGAGCACGAGGCAATGCGGCACTGGCGAAACGATGCCACCAGGTTGGCGTGTCTGTATTGTACAGCAAAAAGAAGAGGAGGCGTTAATGACCAGAGAACCTGATCTTGAAACCGTCAATCGCGCATTGGGCGAGACTGTCAGGAAATTGCAGCAAGACTTGGCCGATGCTGACAGAAGAATCCGGCGGCTTCGAGAGGAATTGGCAGAGGCACACAGAGCGGCGGCACTAGCATCTGGGAGGGATTGGTGAGCAAGCCAATATGGATTCGACTTCGCAGCGTGCTTGACCGGGATGCCGATGCAACATCTGTCGAGTTGAGCCGTGAAAGCGCGGAGGAAATGCTGGACGAGATCAAGCGGCTCACCGCAGAGGTTGAATGGCACAAGAAGAACAGCGACAAGTGGCAGGACACGCAAGCCGCGCACTTGAGAGAAGTCGCCCGCCTCACCTCAGAAAACGAGAAGCTGGGCCGGGATTATCAATTTGCCCGTGACGCGCATGACAAGGTTTTAGCCGAGAACGAGAAGCTGCGGGCGGCGCTGGACGTCTTACAGGCCGCAATGACGGCAAAGAAGCCGATACCGCTGGCGCTCAAGAAAGCCATCATAGAAGCCCGCGCCGCACTCTCAGGAGACAAGCATGAGTGATGTTGTGGAGAGGCTGCAAGCGGCGAACGAGTGGATGAGAGCGCCGGATTGGAATGACGATCTTGATCTGGTCTCATGGCTCCATCGGCGGCCCGCTGGAGGGTTTCAAGGAGCAATAGACGAGATCACCCGCCTCACCGCAGAGGTGGAGAGGAGGGACGCGGCGCTGCGTGAGTGTGAGACGGAACTGAATGCCTACTACCGGATGGAATATCCGGGCGACCATCCATACAGCCAGAAGGAATTGGCTCAGGCAATGGCGTCCAACCCAGCCACCGTTGCACTGAAGGAGACAAGCAATGATTGACCCCAAGAAGCAGTACAGGACTAGGGATGGCCGCGAGGTTCGCATCTATGCGGTGGATGGGGGTGGGCATAAGCCCGTTCACGGCGCGATCCGTGAAGGTGATGAATGGATTGCGACCTCTTGGCTTCAGGGTGGCGTGGGTGCATTGCACATCAACAGCCTCATTGAAGTGAAGCCCCGCATCCATCGTGAGGTGTGGGTGAATGTGTATCCCAGTCAAGTCACTGACGTTATTCACCGCAACAAAGCCACCGCTGACGCTGTGGCACAACAAAACCGCATCGCCTGTGTGAAGTTGGTTATTGATTGTGAAGAGGGGGAAGGACTGTGAGTTGCTGTGCGCAAGTTGAATGGGAACCACAAGAGGAGCCGAATGGCA